TAGAGTGCGGGGCCGGATCGGATTAGATCGTCGGAGGGCGAACGTGCAACCGTTAGACGTGATCAACGCCGCAGGCGCGGCGTGGCGCAGCGGCATCTCGGTGGTGCCGGTGCGCGAGGATGGTAGCAAGCGGCCAGACCTGCAGGCGTGGGCCGAGTACCAGGAGCGCAGGCCGACGCTCGAGGAGCTGGTCGGGTGGTACGGCAAGCGTACCGACCCGATCGGGCGCACCGGCGTCGGTTGGGTCATGGGCGCGGTCTCGGGCGGCATGGAGTGTCTCGACTTCGACGACGCCGAGGCGCTCGACGAGTATCAGGCGCGCGCGCTCGAGTTCGGCGCTGCCGACCTGCTGGCGCGCGTGATGGACGCATACCTCGAGGTCACGCCGCGCGGCGTGCACATCTTCTGGCGCTGCGAGACCATCGCCGGCAATCAGCGGCTCGCAGCCGACGCCGCGGGGAAGGTACGCATCGAGACGCGCGGCGAGGGCGGCTACGTCGTCGTCGCGCCATCCTACGGCGAGGTGCACTCGACCGGCGCGCCATACATCAGCAGCGGCGAGGCCGCTGACATCGTGACGCTGACGGCGGACGAGCGCGACACGCTGCTCTCGGTGGCGCGCAGCCTCGACCGGCGCGAGCGCGTCGAGATACTGCACGAGCCGGAGCGCGCGACCACGCCACCCGGCGGCACGCGACCGGGGGACATCTACACCGACCGCGTGAGCTGGGCGCAGGTGCTCGAGCCGTTCGGCTGGCGCAGGGTCAGCCGGAAGGGGGCAGAGGAATACTGGACGCGACCCGGCGCGCGGACGGGCGGCATCGACGCCACTACCAACTACGCCGACTCGGGCCTGCTCTACGTCTTCAGCACCTCGGCGCTGCCATTCGAGATCGAGCGCGGCTATGGCAAGTTCTCCGCCTTCGCGCTGCTGGCGCATGGCGGCGACTACCAGGCGGCGGCGCGTGACCTCGCGGGGCAGGGGTACACCGAGGACGTGCCGGCGGCAGACTTCGGCAGTAGCATCACCCTCAGGCCATCCGGCGGCGCACCTTCCGCAGCCTCACGCGGACGCGAGCACGTCGCACCGCCGTCGGATGGCTCCCGCTCCGACTCATACCGATTCGACCACGGCTGGCCGGATGGTCACTTCGTCACGCGATACATCGCGTGGGCCGCATCCCAGACCGACGCACCGCACGAGTACCACGAGGCCGGGGCGCTGGCGCTGCTGGCGTCCTGCACGCCTAACGTGCGGTCGTTCTTCCCACCGTGGCCGAGCGGTCTCGCGACCAACCTGTATCTGCTCATCGTCGGCGGCACCACCGCCTCCAGGAAGTCGACGAGCCTCGGCTACGCGACCGCGCTCATGCGGGACGTCGAGGCCAGCACCATCCTGCCGAACCGGGCCACGCCGGAGGCGCTCATCGAGGCGCTGTCCCAGCGGTCACGCCGGGGCTCGCTCATCATCGGCGACGAGTTCGGCGCGAGCATGGAGCAGATGCTCGGGCGCGCGTCCTACATGAGCGCGGCGCCGGGCATCATCCTCGAGGCTTACGGCACGCGAGCCTACCGCTACACGCGGCGCTCGAAGCGGAATCAGGAGGGCGAGCTAAAGGCCGACTTCGACGAGATGATCGACCCGCACCTGTCGCTGCTCACCGCCTCGACCGCCAGCATCTTCGAGGCCATCACGACGCGCGAGGTGCAGAGCGGGTTGCTCCCGCGGTTCGCCTTCATCTGGCCGTCGTCGAGGCCACCACGCAGGCCGTTCTATGAACCGGCACCCGACGCCGAGGACGAGCGCGCGTGGCTGCTGGACTACCTGCAGCGGATCTTCCGGTGGTCGAGCACCTCGAGCATGACCAACTACGACATCCCGGCACGCTGGGCGCACGACGCCGAGCTCGTCGCCGACGAGGTGGTCAAGCGCATCGAGGACGAGCCGAACGAGATCGTCCAGCGGCTCGCCGCGATGGAGCTGAAGGTGGCGATGCTGTCGAGCCTCGGCGACCAGGTGCCGGCGGTGCAGGAGATGGTCGTCGAGCTGCGGGACGCGAAGCAGGGGGAGCGCGTGATCGGCAGGTGGCACGACGCGGCGCTGCGGTTCGCAGCCGAGGTCGGCGGGCTGACCGTCGTGCAGCGCATCGTCGAGCACGGCCACGAGCGCATCCTCGACGCGCTCAAGTCGGGGCCGATGAAGCGGTCTCAGGTCTCCCGCGACCTGAAGCTGACCGCGAAGCAGACCGACGACATCGAGCAGACCCTGCTCGACCGTGGGCTCATCGAGGTGATGCAGCAGGCGGCAGATGGGCCGGGGCGACCGGCAAAGATATGGAGGCTGGCATGAGGGAGCAGACGATGGACAAGAAGCACGGCGTGATTGTGACGGGTGGGCGGGCGCAGCCATATGCGGTCTGGGTTGACGGGGAAATTGTCCTGTTTACAGCCTATCCCGAGGTGGCCGACGCGAAACTGTGGGCCGAGGAGCAGCGCATGAGGGCGCAGCGATGAGCGAAACAAGGATTGAGGCCGCAAATGCCGAATAAGGGCGGGCGATACGCCGCATCGCAGCGGCGCGACAACGGGGGCGAGGACAGACTCCGGAGCGGGTGGGCGTCGCGCTCGACCGCCAGCGGCGGCGGGTGGGAGCCCGGAGCACCGCATCCATGCGCCGGCGGGTGCGGGAAGATGGTGCCGACGAGCAAGTGCTCCGAGTGCGCGGCGCGCGCGGTCGGGGACTGGCTGCGCGCCACGAAGAACCCGAACGCGAAGCACTACCAGGAGCCGCGATGAGCACCACGGCGAAGCTCACACTCGCGCAGCAGCGCGTCCTCGGGGCGGTTGGGGAGGACTGGCGCAGCACGGCAGAGGTCAGCCAGATAGCCGGAATGGAGGCGCTGCTGGTGCTCGGCGCGCTCTACACGAGGGGATATATCGCACGCCGGAGAATCGTGCCGGGCCAGATGCCGTTGGAGTGGCGTCTCGACGACGGTGGCGACGTGCGAGAAGTGCGGTAATGGATTATCGCACTAGGTTTGTGCGGTATTACCTAATCGCCAGCAACGGCGCGGGATGGTGTGGTGCTAGAACCCTAGTCTAGTCTTATATATATATATTTACTACTACTACTACTACTACACACACACACACACACTACGCGCGCGCGAGGGAATAAATAATAAAATGGGAGAATCAGGGTGCAGGGCGCACGCGGTTCAAGACGCCGAGGTCGGGGCGCGGTGGCGAGGCGTCACGCGCATCGTCGAACGCGCGGTCTCGCATTACCAGGGACTCGACGCGCAGACCGAGCGCAGGCTGCAGCGGGAAGCCGTCACAACCTGCCAATGCTGCGGCGGGCCAGCTCTCCGGGCATTGGCCTGCAGCGTATGCTCGCGATGAAGTTTCAGGAGACGACCATGAACCAACCGACCGGAACGCGCGACCAGCAGGACGGTGATCTTGTTTAAGCCGCACACCCTTGCGCTGGCGCTGGTGTTCGTCACCGCGTTCGCGCTCGCACCCGTTCCTCGCGCGCGCGTGCTACCAACACCGCCGACCATCACTATCGTGGCGCTGACTCCCGCCACCACCGCTGGCATCCAGCACCCCATCTCCACCAACACCAACGTCGACGACCCGGTCACCAACACCAACGTCGACGACCCGGTCTCGGTCTTCCGGGCCGCGCTCACGCGCTCGCCGTGGCCGGCGGGCCTGCACCAGACCCTCGAGGAGATCGCCACCTGCGAGTCGTGCCTCGACCCGCACAAGATCGGCGACGGCGGGCTGGCGTTCGGCTGGCTGCAGATACGGGCCGACTATCACCCGGCACTCGCCGCGCGGTACGAGCTGCTAGACGGCCAGCAGAACCTCGAGGCGGGCTGGGCCATCTACGAGGCCGCTGGTGGCTCGTTCTGGCCGTGGTCGTGTTGGGCTAGGGAATGACCGCGCGCGCGACGTGGAAGGCCAGTGAGCGGCGCATGGCGGCGCGGATGGGAGGCGAGCGCGTGCCGGTGTCAGGGCGGCAGCGCGGAGACCAACCGGACATCGCCGGCGCGAGCATCGCGGGCATCCCGCTGTCCATCGAGCACAAGTACGGGCAGCGCATCCTCAGCGCGCGGCTGCACGAGGCGCTCGACCAGGCGGAGGCCGCGCGCAGGTCTCCCGACGAGATGGCGGTCGTGACCGTCGAGGAGGTGCGCGCGGGCCGGATGAACCGGCACCTCGTCGTCCTCGACGCCGACGACTGGCAACGCATCGAGGCCGTGTGCGCCGCGCTCATGGGCGAGCTCGTCGGGCGTACAATCGAGGCCGAGGACTAGGGGGACGGCATGGGAGCAGAGACCAAACCCGAGGACGGCACGAAGGAGCGGCGCGAGATCGCCGACATCCGCGCGCTGGACGCGCGGCTCTCCGGCGCGTCGTACGCAGTCATCCAGCGCATGAACGACTACAAGACCCGCACCGACGCGCAGGGCGCGGTCAGGCGCGCGCTCCAGAAGCACCACGTCGAGCCGCTGCAGGACAGAATCAAGATCGTGCTCGCGCGGTACGAGCGGATGCTGCTCGCGCTCTGGCCTGCGGCCATGAAGGGCGACGTGCAGGCCATCCGCGAGGCGCGCGCCATCACCGACTCGGTGGTCAAGCTGGAGGGGCTGGCGCAGCCGGAGCGGTTCGAGCTGACGTGGCCGGCGATCGAGGCCGACACGCGGGAGAAGGCGCGCGAGGCTGGGCTCGGGCCGGAGGACGAGGACGCGGCGGTCGAGTTCGTGCGCGTGCATCTGGCGCTCTAGCAGCGGCCAGTCATCGAGGGGGACAGCGATGGCATGGGAATCTAGGATCGTCGGGCACGGCGAGGCGGCACCCGCCGACCTCGTCGGCAATCCTCGCAACTGGCGCACGCACCCGAAGGCGCAGCGGGACGCGCTGGCGGGCGTGCTCGACCAGGTGGGCTGGGTGCAGGACGTCATCGTCAACAAGCGCACCGGCTACCTCGTCGACGGCCATGCGCGCGTGGCGGTGGCCGCGCAGCGCGGCGAGGCGAGCGTGCCGGTGGTCTACGTCGACCTGAGCGAGGACGAGGAGCTGCTCATCCTCGCCACGCTCGACCCGCTCGCGGCGATGGCCGAGGCGGACACCGACGCGCTGGCCGACCTGCTCGCGGCGGTCACGTCGGAGGACGCGGCGCTCACCTCGATGCTCCAAGAGCTAGAGCGCAAGTCATCCATTGACCAGATGGTCAAATACACACAGAAGATCATCACGCCGATATACGAGCCGACAGGCTCGATGCCCGCGCTCGCCGACCTGTTCGACACGACGACTACGGACACGCTGCTCAAGGAGATCGCCGACGCCGACGTGCCCTCCGACGTGCGCGAGTTCCTGCGCTGCGCGGCGGCGCGGCACACTGTCCTGCGCTTCGACCGCATCGCCAACTATTACGCGCACGCCGAGCCGGACGTACAACGGCTCATGGAGGCGTCGGCGCTGGTAATCGTAGATACGAAGCAGGCCGTCGAGCGCGGTTTCCTCAAGCTGCACGAGAACGTTATGGCGGCGTTCAACGATGAGAACCCGAATGCGTGACGACTTCGCCGCGTTCATCCTCACGCACCGCCGACCGGACAACGTAATAACGATCGGCGCGCTCGCCGCGAGCGGCTACACCGGAAAGACCTACATCGTCGTCGACGACCTCGACCCGACACTCGACGAGTACCGCGCGCGCTACGGCGACGCGGTGCTGACGTTCAGCAAGGCGGCGGTCGCGCCCGATATGGACGCGGGCGACAACGTGCAAGGGCTGCGCGGCGTTGTCTACGCGCGCAACGCGCTATGGGCGCTCGCGCGCAGCGTGGGTGTGCGGTACTTCATCGAGTTAGACGACGACTACAACAGTTTCCTGTACCGCACGAAGGGCGTGCAGAATGGCGTCGATAACGTCCACGGCTGGACGATTCGCAATATCGACCGCGTGTTTGAGTCGATGGTGGACTTCGTGGACGCGACTGGATGCGCGACGCTGGCGATGGCTCAGGGCGGCGACTTCATCGGTGGGGCAGACCAGTCGACGGCGCGCCTGACCAGGAAGGTGATGAACTCGTTCGTCTGTGACGTCAAGCGACCGTTCCAGTTCATGGGGCGGCTCAACGAGGACGTGAACGCCTACGTCACGGAGGGCAATCGAGGGCGGCTGTTCTTCACCTACTGGACGCTGCAGCTAAATCAGACTCAGACACAGCAAGCGACCGGCGGCCTGACCGAGCTCTACCTCGACAGCGGCACCTACATAAAATCGTTTTACACGGTGATGTACTCGCCATCCTGCGCCAGCGTTATCTATTCTCCGGTAATGCGAAGATTCCACCACAGCATCCGATGGAACGCCGCGGTGCCGAAGATTATCCATGAGCGCCATCGCAAGGCCGAGCGGGTCTAGGGTGACCGCCACGCGCGCCACGGTGCTCTCGCTGCAGGCCGCTGGCCTCCGGGCCGCGCGCGCGCGCAGCCTGACTCCCGCGCGGACGTGGCGCGACGTGGCGCGCGCCGAGCAGGTCGCGCCGGACGGCGACTGGTCAACGTGGCTCTACATGGCAGGCCGGGGCTCGGGCAAGACGCGCGCGGGCGCGGAATGGGTGCACGAGCAGATCGCGGCGGGCTGCAGGCGCATCGCGCTCGTGGGCGCGACCGCTGCCGACGTGCGCGACGTCATGGTTGAGGGCGAGTCGGGCATCCTCGCCACGGCGCGACCAGGGGCGCGTCCAGTCTACGAGCCGAGCCGCAGGCGAGTGACGTGGCCGGGCGGGGCAATCGCCACCACCTACAGCGCCGAGGAGCCGGAGCGGTTGCGCGGGCCGCAGCACGATGGCGCATGGGCTGACGAGCTGGGCGCGTGGAAGTACGAGGCCGCGTGGGATATGTTGCTGCTCGGGCTGCGCCTCGGCGCCGAGCCGCGCGCGCTGGTCACCACGACGCCGAGGCCGACGAAGCTGGTGCGGTCGCTGCTCTCGGACGCGAACACCATCACGACGCGCGGCTCGACCTACGACAACCGGGACAACCTCGCGCCGAGCTACTTTGCCAGCATCATCACGCGCTACGAGGGCACCCGGATGGGTCGGCAGGAGCTCATGGGCGAGCTGGTCGACGACGTGCCGGGCGCGCTCTGGACGCTCTCGCTGCTCGACGGGCTCCGGGTGCAGGCCGCGCCAGACCTCGCGCGCGTTATCGTGGCGGTCGACCCGGCTGTCACCAGCGGGGCGGAGAGCGACGAGACCGGCATCGTGGTGGTCGGCATCGGCGCGGACGGCCACGGCTACGTCCTCGCCGACCGTTCCTGCCGGATGAGCCCGGACGGGTGGGCGCGGCGCGCGGCGCAGGCGTACCACGAGTACCAGGCCGACCGGCTCATCGTCGAGGACAATCAGGGCGGCGAGATGGTCGCGTTCCTGCTCGGCACCGTCGACGCCACCGTGCCGATAAAGCGCATCCGCGCCTCCAGGGGCAAGCGGCTGCGGGCCGAGCCGGTGGCGGCGCTCTACGAGCAGGGCCGCGTGCACCACGTCGGGGTGTATCCCGACCTCGAAGACCAGATGGCGAGTTTCACCGGCGACGGCGGCGAGCACGACGACCGGGTGGACGCAATGGTGCACGCGCTGACCGAGGTCATGCTCGACACCGCGGGGCCGGGTATCTGGTAAACCGCTATAGCACCTTGACGGTTCTTCGGTTGACATCTACCGTTGAGCGTGGATCACCGGACGCGCTCGACAAGGTGTAGCACATGGGTCTCCGGGACTGGCTCTCGCCACGCGAGCTCAAGGCTCCCGCCTCGACGATGGCGTCGGTCTCGCTGCCGCTGGCTCCACAGTGGGACAACGGGCAGGCCATCGGCGCATACGGCGCGTTTGCAGCCGAGGGCTACAACGGCAACACCGTCGTGAACGCGGCCATCCGCGAGATTGCGACCAGCGCCTCGCTGCCGAAGTACCGGCTCATGGCCGAGACCGGCGACGAGGACGAGGTGGTCGTCACCAACACCGACGCGGCGCGCGTGCTCTACGACCCGAACGAGCAACAGTGCCAGGCCGACTTCATCGAGCTGCTGACGGTCTACCTCATGGTGACCGGGAACGCCTACGCGATGCGCGAGCGCAACGCCTCGGGCCGCATCGTGTCGCTGCGGCTGCTCAGGCCGGATCGCGTCGAGGTCAAGATCGGGCGCGACGGTCGGGTGGCGTACTACGAGTACACCATCGAGGGCGTGCGGTACGACCTGCTCGCCGACGACGTGGCGCACATCAAGCTGCCGAATCCATACGACGACGTGTACGGGCTCTCGCCGCTGCAGGTCGCTTCGAAGTACGTCAATCTCGACACGGCGACGGTCACCTTCCTGCGTTCATACTTCGCAAACGCCGGCGTGCCGGCGGGCATCCTGAAGGTGAACCGTCGCCTCAATTCGCAGGCCGAGGCCGACAGCGCGCGCGCGAAGTGGCGCTCCTCGTTCTCCGGCAACAAGGGGTGGCACGGTCTCGCGGTGCTGGACGAGGACGCCAGTTACCAGCAGGTCGCGCCGAACCTGAAGGAGATGGACACCTCGACCATGACGCGCGTCACCGAGACGCGCATCTGCGCGGTGTTCGGCGTCCCGCCGATCCTGCTGGGCCTCGAGGCTGGGCTGGAGGCTTCGACGTACTCCAACTACGAGCAGGCGCGGTCGGCGTTCTGGGACGAGACGGTCTCGCCGCTAGTGCGGCGTATCGAGAAGTTCCTGCAGCGCGCGCTCGAGGTCTCGGAGCGCGAACCGGGCAACGAGGTCGAGGCGGACTTCTCCGACGTCCCGGCATACGAGGACGACCACGACGCGGAATCGGCGCGCGTCGTCGCGCAGTACGGCGCGGGCATCATCACGCTGAACGAGGCGCGCGCGGAGCTGGGGCTCGAACCGCTCGAGCACGGCGATATGCGCCGGCTCCCGATGAACATCACCGAGATCATGCCGGACGGCACGCCGATGCCGCAGGCGGCTCCGGCCTCGATGCCCATGCTCTCCGCGCCGACCGGCGCGATGAAGGCGAGCGTGCAGGTTCCGGCGTACATCTCGGCTAACGCCGAGCGCGGGCTCGCGTGGAACGCCGAGGGTCTGGCGGGCGACGGGCTCACTGATGGCACGCTGCGCGAGGCGCGCGACCTCGCGGCGGGGTCTGTCAGCGACGACAAGGTGCGCCGGATGTCGGCGTGGTTCGCGCGGCACCTCGTCGACCTCGACCGACCGCAGAACAGCAATCCCGACAACGAGGACTATCCAGGGCCGGGCGCGGTCGCGTGGGCGCTCTGGGGCGGGAGCCCGACAAACCCGCAGCAGGCGATGGAATGGGCCGACGCGAAGGTGGAAGCACTCGACGATTTGGATGATGAGAACGCATACGGGCCGATGTCTCCGCGAGATCGCACTCGTCGGCCTGCACGAAGACGACCGGCATCGTACAGCGCGGGCAAGGAGCAGGGGCAGGCGCTCCCGCGCTCGGTCGCGCTGGGCGACAAGCTGCTCGTCGAGCGCGAGACCCTGACCGACGACATGGAGTTCGCGCTCAAGCGGTACTTCGACGCGCTGCGATCGAGGGTCGCGGGCGTGCTCGGTCGCGCGATGCAGCAGACCACGACCGACGCGAAGATCGCGCCGGACGAGGTCACGATCGCCATGCTGTTCCCCGACGGCGCGCGCAACGAGCTCGCGCGGGTCATGAGCGGGTCATACGCGCGCATCATCCGCGCGACGTGGGAGACCATCGCAGCCTCCGGCGTGGCGGGCGTGCTCGAGTTCGACGACCGGCTCCCGATCGTCTCGCAGATTGTCGCGCTGGCGACCAGCTCCGCCGAGGGCATCGACCAGGTGAGCCGCACGGCGGTCTCGCGCGCCATCGAGATGGGCATCGAGCGCGGATACAGCATCCAGCAGGTCGCGCGCGGCGTGCCGGCGGAAGGCTTCCCCGGCATCAACAGCCTCGTCGAGGAGACCTACCAGAACCGGGCGCGCACCATCGCGCGCACCGAGGTCATGCGCGCGCAGAATGCCGCGAGCATCGGGTACTACCGCGAGCAGGGCTCCCGCTGGATGCGCGCCTACGACCCGGACGGCGACCCTGCCGACAACTACATCGGCGAGGATGGGCGCACCTGCTCGGAGCGCAACGGGCTCATCTACACCGTGGACGATGCGATCAACATTGAATCTCATCCCAACTGCCGTCTGACGTGGACGCCGATCTCGCTGACGCAGGGCGAGGAGATGGGGCTGACCGACGGCGAAGTGACGACCGAGCGCATGGCTGCGCGCGTGGAGGTACTGACCTAATGGAGCAGAAGCACTCGGCGCTCGACCGCGTGAAGGTGCTCGACGAGGCGCAGGGCATCGTCGAGGCGTACACGAACACGATGGGGCAGGTCGACCTCGACGGCGACGTGATCGAGCCGCAGGCGTTTGACGCGAGCATCCAGAACAGCCTGCCGATTCCGGCGCTGGTCGGGCACAACACCACGGCCATCGTCGGCAAGGTGATCGGCGCGCGCTCGATGCCGATGGGTGACGGCACCTCGCGGCTCTACACGCGCATCCAGTTCAACCTCGACACACAGGCGGGACGCGATGCGTTCAGCAACATCAAGGGCGGATTCGTCCGTGAGTGGAGTGTGGGCTTCAACATCCCGGCAGGCGCGGCCACGGTCGTGCGCGAGGCCGGGAAGATGATCAGGCATATCGCCAC